ACACTTATATGTACATTAAAGTGTTCCATGGAGTGTTATGAAGAAAGTAAGGAATAAGAAATACAATGCTAATAAGACTACTAATCAGTTTTATAAAGCAGCATTGAGAGACAAAGCTGTGTTGTTTGTGACTAATGGTAGAGGAGCCCGTATGGTGAACCTATGTAATGGCAGACAGTACCAACCTACGCTTGAAACTACCAGAATCATAGAGAATCTAACCACTAAGTGGTGTATTTTGTGTGCTGTAATATTAAAAGACCAGTCACACTCGTCTTATGCGTCTTACTACGTCCACTATTTTAATGAGACGAGAAAACAGCATCAAATCTCTGAAGAAGCTGATAAAGTACATCAAGAATTACTGAAATCCTGTAACAAAACACACCTAGTGAATCTGGGCTGGATTGCTGTCCCTCACTTATATGAGTTCGACGAAGAACAGGCTAACAGTATATTCGACCAAGCAGGTGCTTGGAAAGACCCAGCTGAATGGGAAAAACAACTTAACTTGAAGGAAGAGTAAAATGTCTATAAATAAAGCAGTACTAGATCTTATAACCAAAGAGTTTGAATTGCTGTACTTAGAAGCAATGAAACTACAGGTAATCTTGAAGGATCTACCTGAGGCCATCTCACATGAACAAGAACGTCTGATGCGTAAGCAACTCGTTGCCATGAATGATTACCTAAATGTCCTACAAGCACGTATGGACGAACTTGAATACGATATTGCCGCTGAAGAGGCAGATGAGGATAACCTAGAAGAAGAAGGTCTGTACGAGTTAGACATGGATGGTGTACCAGACTACACCACACTTGAATGCATTATGTTTTATGCACGTGATGGGATGCCTATTGCACGAGCAGAGTGGGCAGGTCGTAAGCATGTAGCTATCATGCCTGGGTACCCTAATGGTATTGAGGCTAACGAAGTTACATGCAACCTTCATGAGATTCCACATAATTCGGTTATATACGTACAACCTTACTGGGTATCTATGGATACAGTTAGAAGTATTACTACTTGGTCTCCTAGCGCAGAAGACACACTTGCAGAAGATTGGTATATTGTAGAGTAATCCAAACAGATAAGGCGGTTCCCATGAGTAGAACAAAAAGTAAACCATACACAGGATCCAAAGCAGTGGATGCATCTTGTCGTAGTCATGGGGATTGCCCTGCTTGTAAGGGTGACCGGGAGCATAAACATGCAAAGCAACGTCCAGCAGGATCAATTACCTCTGAGATCATACGGTATGACACCGAGGGGTGAGCCAATGCCTCAGACTATTGAGGAATGGAAGCACCTTGTAGATCTAGGTGAGAAAGCTATGTTCAGAGACAAGGAGACTATCTCCATGTTAAAGATGAAGGTTAATAACTTAGAGCAGAAGCTCAAAGCTAAGAAGCCATTAGTAGCTACACCTACATCTGCAAAGATATCAACTAAAGAGTGCCCACAGTGTGGCGCCACTAATCTACTCACATTTACCAGTATGAATATGAAGACATGTTCCACATGCCGTATTGATATACCTTGGTATTTAGAAGAAGGTCAGAAGCCTTTATTTTAGGAGTTATTATGGAAGGTGTTAAGTTATTCGGTATAGCAGGACTAGCGCAATCAGGTAAAGACACCGTTGCAGAGATCCTAGCTGAATACTATGAGGCAGATATCATTGCATTTGCTGATCCAATAAAGCTAATGCTTGAGATTGGCCTTGGTATTACCTACGATGAGTTATACAAAGGTGATAGGTCAGGAGTGCATCCTAAGTACGATGTGTCAGTACGTCATATGATGCAGACCCTAGGCACTGACTGGGGACGTAAGTACATCGGTGAGGATGTATGGTTGAAGGCCATAGAGATGCATATACTGGCTAATGGCAATGATTTTCAGGTAGTTAGTGATGTACGCTTCGAGAATGAAGCAGCTTGGGTACGCGAACATGGTGTACTGATTCATGTACATGGTAGAGGTGGTATTCCTGGCAATCATGCTAGTGAAAGTGGTGTGCTAGTAAATAAATTAGATATTGTCATAGACAATTCTGGAAGTATGGCTAAACTACGTGGCCAGATTGAACACATAGTAGAATCTGTAGTTAATTAGAGGAATAGTAGTATGGATTTAAAGGCTAAGATACTTCGCCAAAAGAAGTTAGATTACGTGAAAGGTGAGATAGCTAACTATGAAATGGCAGTTAAACACGGGAAGGATTGGGCTAACCAGTTCAACCTCAAAAAACTAGCAGAGCTTAACGCTAAACTGCTATCACTCTAGGCCATTGAGCCAATCACAAGAGACACCTAAGGGTGTCTTTTTTTATACGCGCTCCGCACGTTTTGTTGAATTAACTAATTATTAGGAACAATTATGGAATTATCTACAAAAGACATCCCTCAAGCGGTTGTCGGAACTCTATTCGCAGGTCTGGTACCATTTATTAAGGGTAGCCCAGGCATTGGTAAGTCTGACATTGTACGTCAGGTTGCTGAAGAACTTAATTTAAAGGTTATAGACTTTCGTCTAAGCCAAGCTGATCCAACTGATCTACAGGGGTTCCCTGGTGTTACAGCAGAAGGTCGCTCTACATTTCACCCAGGTGAGATGTTTCCTATTGAAGGTGACCCTATTCCAGATGGATTTAGTGGATGGTTACTCTTCTTAGATGAGATGAACAGTGCGCCAGTATCTGTACAAGCTGCCTCATACAAGCTATGCCTTGATAAGCAGGTAGGCCAGCATAAACTACATAGCCATGTTGCTATTGTGGCTGCAGGTAACCTGACTACAGACAAGGCCATCACGACTCGTATGAGTACGGCTATGCAATCACGTCTTATTCATTTAACTATGGCAGTAGACCCTAATGCGTGGCTTAAGTGGGCTACTACAGCTGGTATTGATCATCGCATCACCAGCTTCATTGAATATCGTAAGGAACTCTTACATAAGTTTGATCCATCACATGCAGGAGATACGTTTCCTTGCCCTCGTACATGGGAGTTCTTATCTAAGCAGATTGATGGTAAGGCTAAGTTGAACCATATTGATATGGTATGTGCTGCAGGTACTGTAGGTGAAGGCCCAGCATTGGAGTTTAAAGGTTTCAGTGAGATCTTTGATAGCCTTCCTAAAATTAAAGATATTATTAATAAGCCTAAGACAGTGCGTATTCCTAATGAGCCAAGTGTTCACTATGCTCTAGCTGGTTTGATCTCGTATGAGGTTACCCCAGAGAACATTGACTCATTGGCAACATTTGTGGAGCGTTTACCAGCAGACTTCCAAGTAGTTACATGGAAATCATCTGTACGACGTAATCCTGAAATCATTAACGCACCTTACATTGATCAGTGGATCACTAAGAACGCTCAGGAGATGCTATGAGATGTTTAACAGCTTTAGACCATGCCAAGACCACCGATGTATTCAGTGAGCTTATTAGTTGTAGGAAAGATGTAGGAGTTAATAAAGGCCTAGCCAACCTGTCAGGACAGTACACTCCTAGATTCGATCCAGAAACCTTGGATAGGTACTTCGTTCAGCAATCACATGGTGGTATAGGATCCAAGGTATATGAGGATGGCTCTTTTGATCTTTTATTCCATGTGCCGCGTAATATTAGATACCTTGAGCCTCTAGGTATTGTGGTATCACCTATACGTTACTGCATTGATTTAATGACTGAAATAAAAGGACATCGGGAAGGAAAGCCTTACGTTAAGGTGCCTAAGAACAATCTTGATAAAGACTTCATGATGATCATGGATATGTCTGATCCAGAAGCAGAATACAAAGGGTTTGGTTTAATAAGGAAGCGAAATCCTGACAGCATTAAGTTCATACCTAATGAAGATGGTACCTATTCGCCTCAGAATTTGGTGACTGATAACGTCTACATGCCTCCTAATAAAGAGGTGCGTAAGGCTCATAAGACTAAAATTGATGATCTCATCAAGAAGGTAACACTTATGAGCTACATTAAGAGTGACGGTAAGTTAGTCTTAACAGACCCAGACGAGTTCGGAGATCTGTATCGGATGTCCGATAGAGGTGATAATGCTGCCATTAAGTATGCTGCTATCTTGGAGTTCGTTGAGAGTAGTTATGATGCTCAGATGTGTATGAAGCAGGTAATTGAATCCCCAGATAATTACAGATTATCCTATCTAACACGACATTGCGTTAAAAACATGCTGAAATATTACTCAGACTTCCGTAATGAAGTTGGAGTGGATCACTTTACATGTAAATTCAATTACAGAACATAAACGGAGATTATTATGGAAGAGAAATACCCACAAGTTGATATTACACCAGCACTCCAAAAGGAGCTGGATAAGTCCAAGATTGGTTTAATGATGCAAGGGGGTACCTTCCTGATATCTGTCGGTCTTATGATGAAGCATGTGTTTACCAATGCTATTGATACTGCAGCCACTGATGGCAAACGTATTATGTTTAACCCATCGTTCTTTAGCTCACTAAGTAAGCAGGAACGTATTGGTGTATTGGCACACGAGATTATGCACGTAGCCCTAATGCATATGATTCGTCTAGGTACTCGTGACCATAGTGTGTATAACCAAGCTGGTGACTTTGTCATCAACGATATACTACGCAATAGTGGATACGTACTGCCTGAGCCACACCTATATGATGCTAAGTATCATGGTTGGAGTACTGAAGAGGTCTATGATGACTTGATCAAAGACCAGGATGCACAGGATCAGCCTAATACTTTAGGTGGTGATGTGGACTTCTCTGGTGATCAGGACGAAGACACTCAGAATGACATTGCTAGTAGTGTCCAAGATACTGTTATCAAGGCTAGAGCTCAAGCTAAGATGGAAGGTGGTGAGGAAGCTGGAAAGATTCCTGGTGAAGTTGATCGTATGATTGACGAACTCATCAACCCGGTCTTAGATTGGACTCAGTTGTTAGCTAGATTCATGGATTCTACTGCTAAAGATGACTACACATGGGCACGTCCTAACAGACGATATATGCCCAATCACTACATGCCTACGATGTACTCAGAGAGTATTGATCACATCACAGTGGCAGTAGACACATCAGGTTCTGTTAGTGAGGCTATGCTTGCAGAGATTCTTACTGAGGTGAAGAGTATCTATGATACCTACCAACCAGATAAGATGACAATCCTAGACTGTGACTACAAGATCCATAACATACATGAAGTGGATGATAGTACTGAGATCATGAAGCTTAAGTTCTCTGGTAATGGAGGTACGTCCTTTATACCACCACTAGAGTACTGCAAAGAGCATGATACTAACGTACTGCTCTACTTTACCGACTTATATGCTGAGACTATCAGACCGGAGGACGGATATGAGTTTGAAACAATGTGGATCTGTTACTCCAAACACGATCCGCAACCTTATGGGGAGACAATATACTATGAGTCAGATCACGCATGGTGAGGTACTAGCTAAAGTAACCTTTGGCTATGACTTTAAATTAGTAATGCCACTAGATGACGCAATGACATTGATGAAGTCCTTCAAGAATGCTGTTGTTGTTAATGAGGACTATGGTAAGGCGCCTACTTTCTCATCTTTCAAGTTGGAAGATAGTAAGATGAAGATAGAGCTGGTACATCAATTGGAAATTAATAAGGCTATGTCTAAAGCCCATTTGGTGACTTGATATGTATAGTAGTTCTACCTCTACGAAGATATTTCACGCTATAAAGGACAAGTACACTGCTCCCTTGAAGAAGGGAATTGAGGATAAGTTCTTTAACTATATGTGTACTTTACCCACCTATATTAAGGGACAGGACTGGTACACAATAGTTACTCCTGACTGTAAGCGAATATACGTATGTAATCCTGTAATTGTTACAAACAATTACAACAGTGAGTATGTGTATATATGTGATCTGAGTGCAGAGCACCAAACAGGTGTGTTCAAGTACATCAACATGATAAGGCAGTTGGAAGAAACTATATCTAAGATACGTAACTACATTACTCTGTTGAATAACAAAGCATCCTGTAACCAGGATATCGCATATGCACTACCTCCTCATATCAATGAGCTGATTCAGCGAAGAACTCCAGAAACATTCTCTAAAGATGATCTGAGAGATGTTGGTATGTATGCATTACTAAATGAATTACAAATAAGACTTTTACTACTCTCATAAGAGAGCTCCGCTCTCTTTTGTGATTATTAATCAAATCTAACTAAGGAATTAACATGTTTTCATTAATCGTAGGAGTGATATTTGCACTTATCGCTATTGTGGTTTTGATCTATAAGATGGCACCACATGACCCAGAGAATGAGCGACAAGTACGGGGTGCTAAGATGGCATCGAAAGCTAAGAATGCTTTAGCTACTTTAGTACTTGTCATCGCATCCCTGTCAACTATATTTGGATCCATCTCATACAACGATGCTGGTTATTGTACTCATGCACAGACTGCATTCGGTACTGAAGAAGCTTCGTGTTCTACAGGATGGTTCTATACCGGTTGGGGACGTACAACTGCATGGCCTCACTATGTGACCATTGCTAACACCAATGACGAATCAATGAGTGGTTCATCAGTACGTGCACCTTACCCGGTACGCTTGTCTGATAACTGGAATGGTGATGTAACGCAATCTACTCGATTTGCTATCCCACAGGATACTCAGTCGTTTATGGTTATGCACCGTACATTCCGATCACCTGAGCGTTTAATCACAACTACACTTAAGCCTGCAGTATCTTCATCATTGGATTCGGTTTCTAACCTATTCTCTATGGAAGATTACTATGCTGGCGGTAAGCGTGATGAGTATAAGACTGAATACCGTGATGCTGTAACTAAGGGTCGTCCTAAAGTTAAGCAGGTAGTTGTGTCTAATGTACGTGGTGCTACAGCGTCTAAGATGAGTTCATCTGATTCAGATGTTGCTAAAGACACTAGTGATCTGGGTAACTTAGCCTCCCTACGTACAGAGATGCAGAAGGTTACTGTCGATGGTCTAGTAGTTCGTGAAGCTCATGGTTATGTTCAATATGGTATCACTGTAGCGTCAGCTATCCTTGAGAACCTTGATCCAGATGATCTATTTGAACAGCAGATGCAGTCTCGTAAAGATGCAGCTTCTCGTCGTATCGTAGCTCAAGAATCTCGTAAAGAGCAGGAAGAGCAACGGTTGTTAGCGATCCAAACAGGTCAGACTAATATTGCCAAGCGTCAGGCTTCCGCACAGGTTGAGCAGATTGCTCAGACTACCGAAGCTGAGACTACCAAGAAGCTTGCTCTAATCGCTGCAGAGCGTATGTTAGAAGAAGCAGACATTGCTAGGCAGACAGCTCTAATCAAGCTTGAGCGAGCTAAGATTGACGCACAGGCTGTTACAGTCTCTGCTGATGCAACTGCTTATGAAAAGCGTGTGGTATTAGAGGCTGATGGTGCTTTGCAACAGAAGCTTGATGCTCACGTAAAGGTTCAGAAGTTCTGGGCTAATGCAGCTGCACAAATCAATGTACCTACGCAGGTATTTGGTGGTGGTGGCAATACAGGTAACGCTCTAGGCACGGTTGACCAGTTCATGCAGATCATGACTATGCAATCAGCTAAAGCGTTACAGGTTGATACAGCTATTACTAAGTAATGGTTAAAGGGGTATCTGTTACTAACAGGTATCCCTTATTTTAAGGAGTATTTATGGGTAAACGATTTCAAAACAATGAGGGGGTTGTCATGATGATGAACCTCAAAGGTATGCACCAAGTACATTCAAATAATGTAAATGGTGTGCATATCTTTAAGACCACTGATAAACAACGTGCACTAACTCACTTCCAAACTATGGTAGATGAAATGGAGATGTTAGATGATAGCGGAATTAATGATTTGCCTAGCCCTTAATGGTTACCATGAGGCTAGAGGAGAGCTTACAGCAGGAGAATTGGCTGTAAATCATGTAGTTATGAACAGAGTTGCTGATTCTAGGTACAAAGATGATGCCTGCAGTGTTGTAAAAGCAGGAAGATACTGGAATAATGTTCCAGTTCGTAATAGGTGCCACTTCAGTTGGTGGTGCGATGGTAGGTCTGATAGTCCTAGAGACATGACAGCCTGGAGCCAATCGAATAAATTAGCTAGTGGTATTGTGTCAGGTATTTACCCTGATATTACCGATGGCTCTACCCACTACCATGCTATAGGGATTAGCCCTAACTGGATCTACGATCGAGGTATGGTACGTGTTGGTGTTATAGGTGATCACATCTTTTACAGATGGGAATAGCCTAACAATTTTATGGTAGTAAATGAGTGTCTTGATGCTTCCCTGCTAGGCATTTGGTTATGAAGAGTTAACCACTACCACCCTATTCTGATATATAATATGTGCCTTAAATTTAAGGGGTACATCATGAGCATAAATGAAGACGATCTAGCTATAGAATCAGTTGTATCCTTTATAGTAGGAGTAGTATTATCAATAATAACGAAAGCACTGGATTGGATCACGATACTGCAGTGAAGATTCAGGAACTGATGTCTCACCTGACTAAGTATTACTCACTAAAAGATGTCTTAGACATTCTTGGTGAAGATAATGTGAAAGTCTTTTACAAGATGGTTTCCAATGACACTCCCACCGCTACAAAGCCTAGAAGAGTACCAAGCAATTTGTAAGCGCTCTGTTGAAATTCAACAAGAGAATGAAGATAAACGCCACCACGCACGTACACAAGTAGAGCTGCGTAACATGGCAAGAGAGATGGGTATTGATCCAAAGGATCTAATAGACCACTAATCATACACAAACCAGCCTACTCCATAGGGTGTTCCTCCAGGCCTAGTCCTCCTGTGGTTAAAAACGGACTACCTAATTCCTGAGGTACCTATGAAACACTTTTACACTGATCCGGACAAGTTCCCGGATGCTGCCCTGTTGATCAAAGAATCTGCCTATAAATACGATGGTGTAATGAAGCACTATGCAGAGCCCCTACAAGCATGTTTAAAAGTAATGCCATTAGAGTTCAACTCTGCTGGTAAGGCGCCTGCTAAGATGATTAAGGAAGTACTACCTGCACTTTTAGCTGATCTGGATGCAGAGGGCATTATTACTGTAATAATAGCCGACTCTACATACTTCAAAGCAGCAACTAAACAATCTAAGTCTGAGCCACACTACAGCTATAAAATGCCCTGTATGGTTAAAGGATTTGAGCACATGAATGTATTCCTTACTGCTAACTATCAAGGGCTATTCTATAACCCAGCTCTACAAGAGAAGATAGATATAAGTCTTGAAGCTATATCAGCTGACCTAGGTGGTAACTACCAGATAATTGGTCAAGGTATAATTCACTCATCTACTTATGTGGATGATCTAGCTGATATTAAATTCCAGCTGGAATCTTTACACCAGTATCCCTCACTCACTTGTGACGTAGAGACCTTTGGCCTATCTATTGGTGAGTCTCGTATTGGTACTATTGCATTTGCATGGAATCAGCATGAAGGCGTTACTATAAACGTATCTCATATGATTACACGTACAGATGAGGATAAGTGGAAACTAGTTGATCTACTTTACGCTTTCTTCACCCAGTACAAAGGTAACCTTAAGTACCACAATGCCTCATTTGATATTCGTTGTATTATATACGACGTGTTTATGAGGGAGGTGAGTACTGACTTCGTTGCTATGGTAGATGCACTGGACGTTATGTTCAGGGACATAGATGACACTAAGATCATCACATACCTAGCTACTAATAACACAGCTGAGAATAAACTATCACTTAAACATAATGCGTTTGAGTATGCAGGCAACTATGCTCAGGAAGATATCCATGATATTAACTTGATCCAAAATGTAGATCTTATGAACTACAACTTGGTTGATTGCCTTAGTACTTGGTATGTATTCAATAAGTATTACGACAAGATGTGTGAGGACGATCAGTTAGAGATCTACCGTAACATATTCATACCATCCCTTAAGAACATCACTCAGATGGAACTTACAGGTATGCCTATGGATATGCCTTCCATTGAAGTAGTGGAGGAAGATCTCAAAAAGATTATGTCTACTAGTACTAGGAACCTTCACAGAACAGAGTTAGTTAAAGACTACCTGTGGCTTGAGCAGAAGAAGGCATTCATTCTTAAGAATACCCTTCTAAAGAAGAAGTTTAAGCCTCTGGACGAGTTTGTTCAGTCATTGAATACCAATAGTCCTCTTCAGCTTAGCAGTCTCTTATATGGCTTCCTAGGGCTTCCAGTGTTAGATACTACAGACACAGGGCAACCAGCTACTGGGAAGAAAACCATTAAGAAGCTGTATAAGTTGTTACTTAATCAATATGACATTGATGAGGAGGAGTTGTGAGCACTGCTAAAGAATTACTATTCGACCGAATCGTTGATGTGGTTAAACGTACTCCGATACTCCGTGACCATATTAAGGTGATCCATATAAATCTATGTGTTAGGTATTCTAGGATACCAACCATTATGTATGGTGAACTTAGGATCAAGTTAACTGATGGGCACGATAGGCCCAAGTTTGAGAAGGCTATGGGCATTGTATTAAGTAAGATGGATATCATCAGTATTGATAGATGGCGCCGAGCACACAGTACTAAGTACACCGTAGATCTACCATTAAAGGTAGAGATAAAAAACTACCCTGATATTCAACTAAGGCAACTACTCACTGGGAAACCACCAGTGTTAATACATTCATGGCGTAACCCAAAGTTCCCTAAAAGGAGTATATTATGGATAAATTCAAGTTAAGCGACCTAGGGGAGCAGTTTAGGTTAGGTCTATCGAAGCTCTCTACTGGGGCGCAGAGTATCAGTTGGTCACTTGATAACTATAATCTTAAGAGCAACACAATTACTGGTGATATTAATTTAGTACTTGATGAGTCAGAGTCTGCTCCATTTAACAGGATGCATACAGTGCTACTTCTGGATCAGCTTAAAGTAGAGATGAAGGGTATGACGTATACCCCAGGTCATTTAGTAGACCATCTCACATCTAACATTGTACTACGTACTAGCATTTCATTAGAAGACTTCCCAGAGATAGCTCTATCTAACTACATCAAAGATGCACAGGAAACTTTGAACTATGAGTGGAATATCTAAGATTAAGAATAGGGATGATGCTATCAAGGTAGCAAGAGTCCTTAAGTATCTGATGGAGATAAATGAGGTTAGTAAGTTACTAACTGCATTCGTCCCTGCTTTCTTATTCAAGACCATACCCAAGATGGGTAAATGGTTCCTTCATGGTAACTTTCATTTGGGTGGTACCAAATCAGGACGCCTGAGCTCCTCTAAGATCAACCTACAACAGCTTCCATCTACTGGGAGTAAGTTTGCTAAGGCAATTAAAGGATGCTTTCAGGCTCCTCCTGGGTGGGTCATAGTGGGTGCTGACTTCTCTAGTCTTGAAGACAAGATTTCAGCTCTTACAACTAAAGATCCAAACAAGATTAAAGTATATGCAGATGGCTATGACGGTCACTGTTTAAGAGCATTCGCATACTTTGGTAAGCAGATGCCTGATATCGTGGACACAGTTGCCTCGATCAATAGTATTGAAACGATGTATGAGGCACTTAGGCAACGATCCAAAGGCCCTACGTTTGCTCTTACCTATCAGGGAACTGAGCATACCTTAGTCAACACACTAGGTTTCTCTAAAGAGGAAGCACGTGAGATTGTTGATAACTATCACGAGCTGTACAAGGTATCCGATGAATGGGTACAAGTTAAGCTCATAGAGGCTACTAAGAATGGCTATGTAACAGGTGCATTCGGTCTACGCCTAAGAACACCTGTTCTAGCTCAAACGATCTTAAACACACGTCATACGCCCTTTGAAGCACAGGCTGAAGGACGTACTGCCGGCAACGCATTAGGTCAGTCATACGGACTACTTAATAACCGTGCAGCTAATGAATTTATGGGCAAGGTTCATACCTCTGCTTATAGATATAGTATTTTACCTATTGCACATATACATGATGCACAGTATTACATGGTAAAAACTGATCCAGATCTAATAGCTTGGTTAAACACAAACCTAGTAGATAGCATGTCTTGGCAGGAGTTACCGGAACTTAAGCATGACATTGTTAAGCTAGGTGCAAACTTAGAAATCTATTATCCAAGTATGGGTAGTAAAATTACAATACCTAATAATGCTACAGCTCAGGAAATCATAGATGCAGCACTATAAAGGTGATACAGTAGTTGCGCTCTCGTTGATGAGCGTACCTACTGGGCCTAGCGCTTAGGGTTAAAAAATCAATAAGCCAGGGTTAGTGTTTTTCCCCATAGAGCTGTGGCCCCCGCAGCTGGTGACAGAGGGGGTACCTTAACTAATCTATTAAATAACGATCAATGTGCTCCGCACATTTCTATGAAGAGAAAACTATGTTCACAAACAATACCAACTTACCGTTGTCTATAGCGGTATGGTTAAGTAATGATGATTACGATCACAATTCTGATCCATACACTGTAAGTGCTACCAGTTTATTAAAGCCCATTAAGAGCCTTGTATTAGGTAGTAGAATACAGAGCGCTTCTTCCACTGACATTGCTGACCTTATCCCTAGTAGGATGGGTACTGCTGTTCATACAGCTATTGAAAACGCATGGCTCAGTAAGAAGCTACCTGCAGCACTAGCATCCCTACGATTCACCCCTCGAATGATTGATAATGTTCGCATTAATCCAACTAAGGATGAGCTATTCGATGGATGTATCCCTGTTTATATGGAGATACGTGGATCCAAGAAGGTAGGTAAGTACACCGTTTCAGGTAAGTTCGACTTTGTATCTGAAGGTGTTTTAGAAGACTTCAAGACTACCGGTACGTATGGGTATATCAATCAATCTAATAAGGATAAGTACATCCAGCAAGGAAGTATTTATAAGTGGCTCTTCCCAGAGATCATTACAGAGCCTTATATGATCATTGACTACATCTTTACGGATTGGAGTAGTGCTAAGGCACGTATGGACAAGAGCTACCCCAGTAGCCGTATATTGCCTCAGAAGTACATTCTAAAGTCAGAGCAGGACACAGAAGCATTTGTTTCTAATCGTATCTCTCTATTGGACAAGTATGAGCACTCTGAGCAATCAGGTATGCCTGCATGTACTCCTGAAGAGCTATGGGAACGTCCTACTGTGTACAAGTACTATAAAGATCCTGCTAAGAGAGCAAGGTCTACAAAGAACTTCGATAACTCATCTGATGCTTACATTAAGTTAAGTCAAGATGGTTCAGTTGGTATCGTTGTTGAAGTAAGTGGAGAAGTCAAATTCTGTGCGTACTGCCCTGCTGTTGGCATCTGTGAACAGGCCCAAGGGTATGTTGCCTCAGGGAGGCTATCAGTATGAGTATAAACAATACGACTGGACTAGTCCTATTAATATTGTGGCTAGCAGGTATAGTGTTATCCAAAGGGTTTTGGTGGACACTATTAGCCATTGTAATGCCACCATGGTCTATTTATATATTAGTGGAGCGGGCTATGGCTATGGCAAATATAATTTAGTAAAGGAACTCTATGAAAGCATTTGAAGATATGGAGTATTTTGTACCCCAAGAGAAGCTAGTTAAGACTCTGGTGCAGAAGACCCAAAACAGTAACCCGTTATTCTTTCGTATTCTGACAGCGTACTACTTCTCAAAAGTAGCGTCGATGATGCGAGTGAATATCAAAACCTTACACCAGGGTACCATTCCTGTGAACACATACGCTGTTAATCTCAGTGTATCTGGATCAGGTAAAGGCCTAAGTACCAACATAATTGAAGAGAAGGTGATCCATCTATTCAAGGAACGGTTCTTGTCGGATACTTACCCAGCTATTGCAGCTGAGAGTATTCACAATGAAGCTATCAAGAGATCTACTAGGAATAATGTTCCTTTAGATGAGATGGAAGAGAAGCTTCATAAAGAGTTCGAGATGTTGGGCCCACTATTATTTAGCTTTGATTCAGGTACATCACCTGCTATCAAGCAAATGAGGCATAAGTTACTTATGTCAGGCGCAGGCTCTATTAACTTAGAGATTGATGAGATTGGATCCAACCTTGTACAGAACACTGACGTATTGACTACGTTCTTGGAGCTGTACGATGTGGGTAAGATCAAGCCGAAGCTTATTAAGAACACTGCAGAGAATCTACGTAGTGAGGAGATTGATGGTAAAACTCCCACTAACATGATGCTATACGGTACACCTAGTAAGTTACTAAACGGTGGTAAGACAGAGGAAGAGTACCTGTCGATGTTAGAGACTGGGTTTGGTCGTAGGTGTATCTTTGGATACTCCACAGCGGTCATAACAGACACGTCTGTAACACCCGAAGAGCTGTTCGATCGCCTAACTGATCACTCATCTGATCAAACGTTAGACGATTTAGCTATTGGTCTTCATAAGTTGGCAGACTCCATTAACTTTGAGAAAGAAATCCCCTTGCTCAAGGCAGAATCTATCCTACTACTGCAGTACCGTCAGCTATGTGAAGCCAGAGCACGTGATATGCGTGAATTTGAGGACATGTTGAAGGCGGAAATGAGCCATCGTTACTTTAAGGCTCTTAAGATCGCAGGCGCCTATGCATTCATTGATAGTAGTGCTGTGATTACTTCAGCTCACTTGTACAGTGCGTTTAAGTTGGTGGAGGACTCTGGTGACGCTTTTAAGCGTATGCTTAACAGACCTCGCACACACGAGCGTATTGCATTGTACTTGGCTGATGCACGAAAGGAAGTGACCCATGTAGACTTAATGGAGGATCTGCCGTTCTTTAGAGGAGGAGCAGCCCACCGGAAGGATATGATGACTCAAGCTATTGCTTGGGGATATAGGAATAATATTATTATTCGTACTTCCCATTCAGACAGTATTGAGTTCTTTAAGGGTGAAACCATGGACGTAACGGACATGAATAACCTGCGGATATCTTACTCAGATAATATTGTTACTGATTTTGAGCCAGACTTCGCTCCATGGGATCAACTCCATAACTTGGTAAGTATGCCCGGTTTCCATTACACAGCTCATCACTTCAATGATAAGTACCGCTCATCAGATAAAGCCATACAAGGCTTTAACCTAGTTATTCTAGACGTAGATGAAGGCACTTCTCTGAAGCAAGCGAAGATGTTGTTGAAGGATTACCAAGCGTTCTTTGCCACTACTAAGCGTCATACAGAAGCAGATAACCGGTTTAGAATCATTATGCCTTTATCGCATACTGTGAGACTGGATACTGCTTTATACGCTAAGTTTATGACAAACCTATTTGAGTGGTTACCGTTCGAGACAGATAGATCCACAAAAGATATCGCACGTAAGTGGGAGTCTTTTCCTGGAGACTATTCTTATCAAGAAGGTATGACACTAGATGCCTTGATGTTTATCCCTGATACAAATAAGCAAGCAGAGCAACACCAAAAGATCATGGATCATTCTTCTATGTCTAACTTAGAGCGTTGGTTGCTCTTGAGTGCAGGCGTAGGCAGTCGATCCAATACATTGATCAAGTACACGTACATTCTAGTTGATGGGGGTTATAAGATTGAGGCTATTCGCAATGCAGTAACTGCGTTTAACACCAAGCTTAAGAATCCATTACCTCAAGAAGAACTTGAGAGGACTGTACTAACCACAGCAATTTCTGCTGTCACTAAACGAGATTCGGAGTAGCTATGCCTAGAGGCGATGTATTAATTGCAGTAGATAGTGTCAATAAGGACATTATCGCTGAAGCAATCTTTGAACTATCCCATAGAGTTGATGTACAGGACGGTCACACGTTCTTTGTATTTGACGATGTAGAGTGGGATGTAACTAAGGATCACTCTCTAATCAGCATACAGGGAGCACTAGATGAGATTGGTAAGGATGGTTATGCATTCGTACGCTCATCATATGTAGACCATGCATTACAGATGGAAGGTAACCTTGCCAAATTTGGTGTGAAAGGTTACGTCACATATGGTAGTTCCCGATCCGAAGTAACCCATTAATAGGTGGAATCTATGCAAATGAACGACAACCTTGTACTCATCTCAGGAAAGAGTGCTACAGGTAAATCAGCTAGTCTGATGAGCATTAAAGATCCTGAAGGAGTTATCTATCTTAATTGTGAGAACAACAAGAAACTCCCATTCCGTAGTAAGTTTAAAGAATTTGGCATCACTGACCCATTACAGGTCTATGAAGCATTCGTTGAAGCTGAAGCTATGGATGATGTACATACAATCATTGTAGATAGTTTGACCTACATGATGGATATGTACGAATCGTACTATGTGCTTACCTCATCTAACACTATGAAGGCATGGGGCGATTATGCTCAATTCTTCAAGAAGTTAATGAGCAAGTATGTAGCCGAATCAACTAAGAACGTTATCTTTATTGCCCATACCACTGACATCATGAATGATGCAGAGATGGCTCTAGAGACCTTAGTTAAGGTAAAGGGTTCACTTATGAACCAAGGCATTGAGTCCTACTTCTCTACTGTTGTTAGTACGAAGAAGGTTAACTTGAAGCACCTTAAGCCATACGAAAGCGAACTCTTGGACATCACTGAAGATGAAGAAGAGCTAGGTTTTAAGTATGTGTTCCAAACACGTATCACTAAAGATACTGTTAATGAGCGTATGCGAGCTCCACTAAGTATGTGGACTAAGAACGAATCATTCACAGACAACGATGTACAGTTGGTTATTAACCGACTACACGAATATTATATTTAATAAAGGTATTACTACTATGAGTTTTTTAAAGAATTTACAATCATCTGCAGCAATTAAGGTAGAGAAAGACGTTATCGGTGGCGGAAGCTACTTACTTGAGTCTGGCGTATACGACATGACTATTGATACTGCATACTTTGATACGTCAAAGGGTGGAGCTATCAGCTTGAACCTAGTGCTTAAAGGCGCTGGTGGTGAGAACTTACGTCAAACCATCTACATGACTTCTGGCACTGCCAAAGGCTGTAAGAACACTTACATTGATAAGCGCGATGGTTCTACTAAGTACCTGCCAGGTTTCAACACTGCTAACGCTATCTGCTTGCTATCTAATGGCGAAGAGATGTCTGAGCAGGAAATTGATACTAAGACTTTGAAGTTGTATGACTTCACAGCTCGTAAAGAGACTCCTCAGCAGAAAGACGTGATCATGAGCCTATTGGGTCAAGACATCACTGTTGGTGTTCTTAAGATCATCGAAAACAAGAATGAGCAGAATGCTCAAGGCAGCTACGTACCTAAGTCTAACGGTGCTACTCGTACTTCCAACGAAATCGACAAGGTATTCCGTACCTCTGACCAGTTAACGGTTAGCGAGATCAATGATGGAGCTACAGATGCTGCGTTCTATGCTAAGTGGTCTGACAAGAACACTGGCAATACTCGTGATAAGTCTGCTGCTAAAGCTGGTGAAGTTGCTGACACACAAGGTGCCTCACCAATGGCAACTGCTGAAGCTTCATCTGAGCCAAAGAAGAGCTTGTTCGGTAAGTAATAATGCATAAGGCATTCGACTCACCACTGAGTGTTATTGTAAATAAGAAGGGTAGGAAGTTTATTCTTAACCTGAACAATTACCGTAACACTCACTATCAGACGCTTAACAAAGCAAAGATCATCTATAAAGATGAGATGCTTACCCAACTTACTGGTGTTAAGTTTAAGTGTCCGATAGAGATTGAGTATTGTCTAATGCCCAAAACAGCCCGTAGGACGGACTTAGGTAATGTAGGGTCAGTACATCAGAAGTATTTCGAGGATGCTCTTGTAGAGCTTAATTGCATACCTGATGACGACTACACACATATAGTCCGTACTACATTTGTATTTGGACATAAGGACAAGGATGATCCAAGGGTTATTATTACCGTTACGGAGGTCTAATGGACATTAAGATGAAGACCGAAGACGTTCAAGAAGCGATTCGGGAGTATTATATTAGACGGGGGTATATCAGAGAGCGTCTCTTAGATATCCACGTGAAAGGTGGCAGAAAGGTCAAAGGCAACGATATACCAAATAATGGTACCGTTGAACTAACCATCACTGATGCCTTCATAGCCCCTATTGAAGAAGATATCATTAAACCATCAACATTCAATGCTGCAAACGAGGAAGTAAACTCCCTTGTTAAAGAGTTGGATGGGATTATGGGTGGTGAGGCTGTTGTTGAGCCGGCTACTACTCCATGGGGTGGTGTTATCGAAACAACTGAACTTCATACTGAAGAACAGATTGAGATGAACTTTGAAGTAGAGGCAGTAGTAGAAGGACTGAACCAGAAGTTTGGTGTGCCATCTAGTTCTACTGATCCAAAACCTCAAAGTGCTGGTCAGAAGTTCAAGAGCCTATTCTCTTGAAGTGGTTCATGAGAAGGCTCAAGATATTTGGGTTAGCTCTCTTGTTATTTATTGCAATACTGTTCCTGCCCATAGTCTTAGGACTAGGGCTGGTAGCAGTTGTAGGTATGATCTCATGGATCATATCTACAGCAGTTAATGAAGAGTCTGATGACTAGTCAATCACACCCAGTAGTGAGGCAGTGTCCATTGCTGCCTTAGTACCACTCTGTGTAGTTGCAGATATTATGTTAGTCACTGGACTAGCATAGTTATCAAAAGGAGTGGCATCAAATGGTGATGCTAGACCTGCAGCAAGTACATCATTAAGTACTAAGAAGCCTATAGCGTTCAACGGTTTGCCATGGAGCAAAGCAGAGATAGCACGTAGTATTCTGAAACCGTACTTAGTAAACATCTGTAAGCCATAGTCGTTGGCAAACTGGATGTACTTGTTAGTAGGTGTTTCGTAGTTAACGAAACCATCCATAACATGTTCCAATGCAGCACTTTCTTCCACACTCTCATGCACAGTCATGTATTGGTAGATTGCATACCTACCAGCAAAGTCACTAAACTGCGTGGTCTTCATTAAGGCCTTAAATACTGCAGTGTCATCACTCATGTAAGCATAACGATAAGCTTGACGTGCACCTGCGACAGACCCACCTACCTTACCTCCCTTACCTTGAATACCATCAAAGAACTCACTTATCTTAGAAGCATACGAATAAGGATTGTTCAGTACATCAATGTCTTCCACGATAGTTTGGAATACACCTGCTTTAATAAGAGGCAATATTGGTGATGTATTTATACTACTCTCAACCGTAGATATATCAGCCAATATTTTCTTAGTACTTTTACCAGTCTTCTTAGCAGTCATTAACTGAAGGTTAAGATCTCTAAGCTGCTTACCATCTTCCACATAGTTATTAAGCTTAATGGCACCTTCTGCCTGCATCTTAACCATATACTCAGGTGGTACTCCAGAAAGAATACCTAACATAGTGTTAGACAATACGTTCATAGATAAAGTTGCAGGCCACTTTATTACAATGTTCTTCTTGGCTGCAGCAATCATCTGTGTCCATGCATTAGTGGCTACTTGCATCTTGTCGCCTCCAGGTAACTGTACCTTTTTGCGACCAAATACTATGTCTATAAACTCAGCCTGGATCATAACTTTATCAGAACCGGTGTGTGACTTTATGAACCTCTTGGTGCTGTCTGGAAGTATCATATAAAGTTCTCTAAGCTCTTCAGTCTTAGCGTTTAAAGACACCTCTACGAAGTCTCTGTTACCTTTCATACCTTTTTCACGATACTGTAGGTGCAGCTCTTCAATTACCTTGTTATTAATACGAGGAGTCTCTTCTTTATCTACGATACCACCATACATATGGCTCAATACAGCTGTCATACCAGCTTTCTGTTCAAATACACGGGCTCTCTTAGACTTCTCCATTGTATAGCGGAAGTCCATTACCTTACCAAGCTGATCAGTTACAGGGATCATGATGTTAGGCTTACTGCTCACATAATCAGGATTACCTAGTAGCTTCAATGCTTCAAGCTTATTCTGTGCACGTACATTTCTTACCAATCTCTTAGCTTTTGCAAAGGCAGCCTTATCCCCACTCTCACTAGCTCTCTTGGTTATACTCTGTCCTGACATGTTGGTGTTAGTAACAGACATGATGAACTTTTGTCTAATACCATGCCCACCTGACTTATTAACGTACATTCTCATGGTAGCAGGAGAGTCTGTATCGGCAGGATCAGTAGGTATAATACCTGGATCCATAACATAACCTTGCTTCTTATACTCGGCCTCCATCTCTACAGTATCCACTCTGATACTAATATCCGGATTGTAGATATCTTTAGAGTAGCCTGCAGACTGCTGAATATTATTACCATCAAAGTTACGAGCCAAAGACTGCTTATTGAACTCATCAATCTGAGTCAATGTGTTGATTGCAGCATTCCTTTCTGAATTATTCGCATGCTCTCGTAGCATAACATTAGCCACAGCCTGTCTAGCATCTTGGGTGTTATATTCAAGGGCTGTAAGGGTAGCTAATTCATTTATGAGGGCTTCAGCATCTTTCATTACCTCAGGCATTCTAATACCAGGAACACCTTTTAGGTCGTCAGCACGGGCTATCAGAGCAGCGTTCATCAAGGAACCATCTACTGTGGCCTTTTGTGTTGCCATGATTGATCCAAGGCTGTTAGCCATACCGATGTAGTAATCACCTAATCTGCCATATGCATTAAGCTTTTTACGTACATCAACAATAGCCTTAGCTCTGGTAGCATCGTCTGAGATGATACTAGCAAGTGCAGGAATATTAACTTTAGTCCAATCTTTAATAAGAGAAGAAATATTAGTCTCTATCAACACTCTTGTGTGTGACTCATCTTCAAACGTAGACAGTGCACCAGCTCCTTCAATATATCCACGTGATATGTTAATGGCAATAGCACTTATAGCATCATCGCGTTGTGACTCTAAATTCTTCTTTGCATCCATTAACATCTTTTCAAGGATACGTTGATGAGGTGTCACATTACCTGTGATCTCACGATACAGCTCAGTTATAAAGTTACGTTTGGATGCCTGCATAGACTTACGAACTATGTCCATCTTGGTTCGACTTTCTATACGAGATACTGGGTTGATATATCCTACAAATAGTAATGCGTATGCCTTACCTAACTTACGCTCCAATATCGCATGATCTCTAGCAGAAAGAGTCTTCTCTGCTAATGGCTTAAGCATCTTCTCAGTTATAGCATCAACTACCTTTTTGTTAGCTGCAGTCATCGCAACAACTGCTTTCTGAGTACGGAATCTAAACTTATCATTTACATGAGTAAGCTCTTCTACCATCTGCTCAATAAGTTCAGCATTGTTACCAGCTGGGGTTGCCTTCTGAGCTTTCTCTATAAGACCTTTAGCCCAGGCCATAACATTCTCTAAGATAGCTAATAGTTTCTGGAAGATAGTATCCTGAGAACCAACTTCTTGATACTTAGATACTTTCATGCCCACTAGAGCGCTGTTTAGGTGCTCGTTGGTCAATGCGTATGCTAGGAACTCATGCAATCCTGCACGAATCTTGGTGGTACCTTTCTTACCTGAGTCAGTATCTATGTATTGAGTCTCTATCATCTGAGCATTGTTAAAAACATAGTCATAAGCTGCTTTAGCAGCCTTGATCTCTTCCTTAACATTGACTGAATACACAGGGTTACCTTTAGCATCGCGTTGTAGAAACACTCTCCAAGGCTTACCGTTGTACTTCTCTTCTAGATGAGTAACAGTATCTCTCATAGTGGCACTAAGCTTACGTACGATAGCGTTAGCCTTTGGGTCACTTAAAGCAGCACGAGTAATGACGTGTACAAGTTCATGTACATAGGACTCTTGTGCAGACGGTGTAACAAGGTTTAAGGCTAATCCCTTACCAATGTTCAAGAAGACCTTACCGTCTCTCTGACGGCCATATGAGGTCTCACCTTTAGACTGCATGTGTAGCTCGTACTTGTCAGTAGTCTTAATTACTTTAGATACGATACGATTAAGTACATCACGAAGCTTTGCTACATGCTCAGGAGAGTTAGTACGATTATCTTTAATACCATCAAATATCTTCTCTACATTGCCGGCAATCAAATCACCTGCTTTAGTGTAGCTGAACTCATCATCATTAACAGGGGTAATTGATCCAAGGCTATCTTCGCCGGGTTTCATTTTGAAGGCTGTACCGGGCATGCCCATGTGATCCACTACACGTAAGCGTTCAAAGAACTCCTTACGGTTAGAAGCTACTTCATCATTCTGTTCCGTCATGCCAGCTATTGTGTCAGTTATACTGTCACGCAAGAACTCCATTGAATCAGACTCTCTGATATTAACACCGGACATCTCAGGTAAGAATGTACTTACAGAGAAGTTCTTAGAATTAAAGCCCTCAGTATCTTCAGACATGAAGTTTATGAAGCCATCTAGGTTAGATCTATCACTACCTTGTGTGTGAGCCATAACTTCCATGAAGTTATTGTATGTGTTCTCGAATATAGAGAAGCCTTCACTAGTTGAGGCAACGTTTTGGTTGTACGTACGTGAGGCGCCAACAGATTGACCAATACTCGTGTACACAGCGTCAAACGCAGACATAGCGTTGTACTTGCTCATGACAGCACGAACTATAGTATCATCAATACTTTGAACAGTTACTACTATGGATCTGGCTGCTTCATTAGCTGTGCGCTTCTCCACTGAGCGTGTGTATGCAGACTTACGTCCATCCTCATTGTTGGTAAGACCACTAATTTTAACAACATTATCAGTGGACGTATGATCACGTACTGTTTCATTGGCTAGTGCTGCAAGTCCCTCTTCCTTTAACACAGAGTCAGGTGTGGGCAGATAAGGGCGTAGGGCTGTTAAGGCAGGATCTTCATAGATCTTAGTTAACTTAGCAGGAGTAAGACTGGCGTAGCCACCAGCAGCATCTATTGCCTTCTTAACTTGCCATCTGTAGTACCAAGACATCATGTTGACCATCTTGTTAACAGATTGTGCCGTGTCACGCATAGTTAGTATGTTGTCGAGTGTGTCTGTAAGAGTCTCACCATATACTTTGCTTAAGACCTCCTCGTACTTAGTAACTAAGGGGTATGGCAATAGGCTCTCATTAAGCTTCAGACCCATTAATGAATCTAAACGGGTCTTAAATAATGTAGGATTACTTTTCTGTATTCCAGGGGTCTTCAAATCCAGTAAGTTAGTGAATATTTTAACTTTACCTGCGTTATCTGCAGCATGAATACGCTCATATAGCTTACCCAGTTGCCCATCGGAAGTGCCATTTATAAAGTTATTAACAAGACTCTTATATTGAGCCATGTAGCTACCCTGCATGATGATTGGTTTAGCAGTGTTACGATCCATTTCTACTAATTCTAGTATAGGAGAAAGTCTTTTATGCTTACCGACCAACTTATCTACAGCTAATTTCCATGGATCAATAAGCATGGTGTACACGTCTTTAGTGTTACCAGTCTTCTCCCTGAATTTAGGAATACTTTCGTGGAACTCACCTGTCTCTTTATCAGCTAAGAAAATACCACCAGTAGAGAGCATACTAATATTCTTATCACCTAGCGCACCGAAGTTCATTAGGGTAAGCATAAATCCACTCGTAATAGCGTCAGTCTCGATAGCTAGGTCGGTAGTGAACGTCTTAGAGTTATCTCGACTATCTGCAGTATCTTTAGATTGATCCAGGATTGGACTGGTATTTAGGTAGCTTCCTAATGCCTGTAAGCCGTCCAAACCATGGGCGCCTAGGCCATTATCTTGTAGATACTCAGTCACAGAGGATCCATAGCCATCGGCAAACACAGCTGCTGCATTCTCTCGTGTGTCCATATCATTAGCTATGCGATAGAACTCAGTAACAATCTCGTCATGTTTACCATGATCAATTTTTACTGACTTACTTAATGCCTGAACTACTGCATATTGGAACATCTGGAAGTGGTCACCACCTTGTCCAGCTGTAACCTCTACACTAAAGCCATCTTTAGATCCTGTAGCATACTTATCAGCGAATATTAGATGGCGAACTAGCTTACTGCCTTGGTAACTGAAGGCACTCTCATTGACGTTGTGACGACCATTCTCACCTGTGTTGTATGAAAAGTGAAAGGGCCCATTACTTCCTTCTGCAACATACATGTCATAGAAGTCGAACACACCTTGAATTTCATTAACAATACCCAGATTGCGACCTACATCACCCATCTGAAGGTATAGAGGACGATCTTCAATAGCATACTCAAATCCCTGAAGTTGCTTAAAGAACTCAGTAGCTTCTTCTCTATTCTCAGGTTGAAGAAGGTATAGCATGTCTGGTTTAAATCTCCAATCGACCTTATTCATCCTATTTACGTCACTAATTACCTTCTTAGGTAATGGACGTGATGTCTTATTATAAGTAGCACCTGCCTTAAGCTTCTTAATATCATTGCCAAATCTAGGGAACTTAGCTCTAGGCTCAGTACCTGATATCTTCTGAATCAGAGTAGTGTATGCACTAGCGTTTTTAGCACTAGTAAGGTCAAGAACTGATTGTACTAGGGGAGTTGGTTGACCCAAAACAAGATTGCTGTCTGTCTTCTCAGTAGCTATGCGTATAAATGTAACCTGAGAGTCACCGGATTGAAGTGTGTATATGTCTTTAGTTGGTATTTGAGTCTTAACAAGCATACCAGAGGCGATAAGCGACTCTACCGCTGCCATACCTAGAGACGTAATCATACGATCTCCATGTATTGCCAGTGCATCTTGCTTAACCTTGATTCCTAACTGGTTAAACACTGCCTTACCCAACTGTTCTACTACGTTACCGTATAAGGTACCTGCTATGTGTAGTTTTTGTGTGGTCTCATCACTCATCTTGCGAGCAGTACCTTCACTAGAGGCAATCTTGTGAATGTCCTCAGAAGTATTGTATAAAGTGCTCTGACCCATAGTAGTGACCCAGTTAAGGCCAGTAATATTGATTATGTTCAGTACATTAGTATCGAACAACGCTTTTATAGTACCCTTATGTCCTTTAGCAGAGTTAGCCCTCTCTTTGGCACCTTTAGCTAATAGAAGCATTGGGAACTGTAGTACTTTCCATGTCTGCTTCTTGTCTGCACCAACAGCGTTAACAGAATAGGCGTAGTCATTGCCACGCAAACTCTCAATAGCATCAGGCATGTTTTTATACATGATTCGTAATAGATCACGAACACTTCCTAATACTTTAGTCTGACGGTCATCTAATTTAAGAATGTGGGTAATCTTAGGATAATTCTTGAAGAAGTTTCTAACAGTCTTCAAGTAACTCTTACCTATTAGGGAGTCCTCAGCTATGTCAGGGGTAACAGCTCCCTGTACATCAGTGGTACTACCATTTCCTGTATTCTCAAAGAAATCACTAAGTTTAATAGAAGAGTCTGGGCTGTCATTAGTAACCACCATGTTGGTAGGTACATCTGTAGCTTCTTCAAATAAACCGGTCTGCGTGTTGTAAGCTAGCTCTGGATCCAAGGTTGGATTATCTACCTTTCTTTGTGCAGCATCTTCTGCAATATCCTCATGAACTTGGGCGGACTCTTCTGCAGAGAATGTTAAGAAGTCCTCTTCAACTACAGGAACCACTCCCATCTTAACCAAACGTGCTTCCATGAGCTTCTTTGTCTTGTTCCACAGCTTGCCTTCCTCTTTAGAGTGCTTTTTGGCTAACTTAGCCTCTAGCTTGCTGATCTGTGACTCAGTTTGGTCAATTATTACCTGATCTTCCATTGAAGGAACTTCAGTTACAGGTGCTTGTTCTTTAGGCTTCACAGGAGCCGCTACAGGGACTTCTACAGTTGGGGCATATAATGAGGCCAGTTGAGCATGAACGTCTGCTATGGCAGCACTGTCAGTCTCCATGGTAGCAATTAGGGCAGGTGTTTTGGTCTTATTATAGAACCATACCTTCTTACCTTCTTCTGTTGTCTTATCAACTCCAAATGCTTCAAAATCTATTGTGAAATTGTCAATTGCCTTGCCTAAGTAGGTAACACCACCTAGCTTAGTTGGAAGAGTTGGTGAGTTACCTGCCTGGATCTCAGCATTGTATGCCTGGATCTCTTGGAACTTAGTGGTCTTAAATGCTTGGTAATCTGACCACTTCTTAAGGAAGTCTAACTTACTGGTTGCCTCATCAGAATTACCACGCTTAGTTGCTTCAGTAACCTGTGCTATATGCCACTTAAGACCTTTAAACTTACCGTCAGACTCTTCACCTGACATTACTTGGTCAGACACACTCTCCACGGACTTACGAAGAGCTATGTATGTATCTAGTTTAGTATTTTCACCATCCTTGATGCCAAGCTTATTCTTAACATCTTGCAACTCAGCGGACGTAGGAGACCCTTTTCTTGATACGTTACTTAGATCCATGGATCCAAGGGTGTCTTCTATGAATGTCTTCTTGTCTTCCGCAGTGGTCATTCCCTCTGCTTTGGAGGCTAATAGGTCTACTGCGATCTTTAGAGCATCATTATCTGTAGCACCTTCCACTTCTACTAGGCGAGTATATTCCTCAGCTACTTGATCTGTACCTGTGAAAGAGTCACCTACGAAATCACTTTGTGCTTTTGGTACTGGCGTACCTAATGCTTCCTGCTCAGTTATGAAAGTCTGAGCCGCTTCTAAATGCTTATTGTACTCATCCATGTAGGCCTGAGTGTTTTCAGTGGTTCTCTCTCCTACTGGTATTTTTAGATAATCATTAGCAGCAGAGAATCTTATAAGAGCTACTGTAGGAGAATCAGGTGTCTTTGCAGTAGTTGGATCAAGAGGCACACCTTCCACAGGGGTAGGAGCATTACTCTTATCAATCTCTTCAATTTGTACAGCAGCTACTTCAGCTCGTTCTCGAACATCCGCAAGTGTGTCACTGACAGTGCTAGCTATCTTAGTACTAACAGCTTTACCATATTCAACAGTGCCAGACACAGTAGCAGTAGTACCACCCATGCCTGCAGCAACAAATGCCACATCAATAAAGCGATCAATTATCTCGTCTTTGGTGTACTCAGCTCCCTGTGAGGCAGCAGTATTAATGATGAGTGCTTCCTGAGCTACCTCAGTACCCGACTCCCATGCAGCCTTGCCTAGGATAGTTTTAGCAACTCCCTTAGCTGCATCAACAAAGCCTTTCTCAACCAGGCGCTTAACAATGGCATCACCTGTCATCCGGGTGAGAAGGTTTTTAGGTATAACCTTGCCGGCACCGAATCGGTCTAGTAGGCCAATCAATATACCTGTGCCTATAGCTTTAGCATCGTTTATCTCAACACCCTTGTCTTCCATCTCCAGAGCGGACTCACCCACACCCATAGCACCAGATGCTAATGTAGTTCCACCTAGAACCATAATAGCAGCGGTACCACTAAATGGTGCAGTAAGGGCTGCAGCAGCTCCACCTGCTAGTGAGACACCAGAGGTAGCAAGGTTCTCTTGCATCATTTCCCATACACGACCTAGTGCACTACCCGCTCCACGTTCTTTAAACATTTCACGAACACTCATACCACCAGATAGAGGCTCATAGCCTCCTTCTTCTAGATCTATGATCTGTTGATCTACAACTGACTGGCCCCAATCTTCTACTGATTGGTTGTCCATGAATGATCCAATAGTACGTGCACCAGCACCTAACATCTTCTGTGCTTGATCCACAGACATGACGGCAGCACTATCTCGCTCAGATGAGGAGACGCTTGATACATCAAAAGACGTACCATCATCCTTTCTATATATAAGGTTTTTTAGGTTAGTACTATTAGCTAGGCGCTCAACTTTGTTGTCTGAAGATATAGATAGACTTTCTGATTTGGTTCTACCAAAGTCTTGCATACCGGTAGCCGGTGCTGCTTGATATAGACTCTGATCAATGCCCATAGGTACAGTGGCAGCTGGTGCCGAAGGCACAACAGCTGACGCTGGTTGTAATGATACGTCTGCTAGCTGAGTTTCTTGGTTAGGCGAATTAAGTGGGGTGCTAAGAAGATCTTGCTCAGACATGTCGATTTATACCTACAATAGAAAAAGGGGCAATTTATGCCCCTTAGTTTACTCAAGTATTACTACAACCTCAAGTCATCGGTCATTAGCAATCTTCATACGCAGCTTGAAGGCGTCCTCAATAGACTCCTTATCTTCACTACTTATATTTAGATTATCAATCTCTCGACCAAACCCACCACCGATAGTTCGGATATTGCCCCACTGGTTTTTACGAGTAACTTTATTGAAGAACTTTACAAGAGCTTCCTCTGTCTTAAAATGACCAAGAGCTACTGCATTGTTCAACTCCACTTCTGCCCCTTTAAAAGCTTCTAATGCTGCTATAGGTTTAAGATCAGATTTTGTAATATCTTGTAGACTGCTAACCTTATTACGCAACTCCGCAATAGAAGCAGTATCTGGTGCAACCTTAGGTACAACTACCTTAGAATCGTCACCACCTGTATTTCCTTCTGTCTTAACCTTAGCCTTTTCAATAGCCTTTCTGAAGGCTAGTTGTTGAGCGTTACCTTTGTTACTGCGAATACCAGAGTCTCTCCTAGCAGTGGATAGATAACCTGATATGCGAGACTGGTGATTAAGTTCAGCAGTTGCCTTGGTCTGTTGCAGATTTACAAAGGCATTAGACTTACGTTGAAATGATGTATCAGCCAAGTTCTTTGAAATATTCTTCTCGACATTGGCAATAAGAGTAGCCTCATTGTCTACCTTCCAATTACCTTGAAGAGAGTCTTGAATACTAGCCTTAAGTATAAAGTCAGATATTAGAGACTCATCCATGTAGGCGCCGCTAGCATCTTTGATGCGTAAATCACCTGACCTAATCTTATTAACAGTATCAGCTACCGCATCTTGTCCATTATCCCACTGCAGGAAGTCAGGAAACATGTTGGTATCAAGAGTATCTTTAACAAAATCAGTTACAGTTTGTGCCTTATCTAGTGCACCTGAATACGCATTAGCAAAATCTGAGTGCTCTAGAATGTTGTCATAAGCATTCTGGGCAATCTCAGTGTCCATAGTACGTGTAGCAACAGATGCACTAACTTGACCATCATACGTGGCTTTATGCTCACCTTTTAGTGTATTGGATTCAGTACGAAGAGCTTCACGACCTTGTACCAATGCAGACTTAGTGGTGGTAGATAGATTAAGTTCATTCAACTGATTCTTAAAACGAGTCTCACGATCTTGAGTACTTGGTTCCTTCTCAAAGCCATGTGCTTCAGCTGCTGCTTGTAGCTTGTTACGCATGTCATTAGGCGTTGCAGGATCAATAGTCATGTTACCAGCACTATCAATAGAAACGTACTGACTAGCACCTTCAACACGCTCTACAGCGGTCTGCATAGCTGTAATATTCTGTTGCTTAAATGCTTGAGTATTGTTCTCGAACTCTTCAACCAAACGATCTTGGGTCTTACCAAGTGCACGGTTAGTACTTTCCTCAAACATACCTGCAACCTTGCCAGTATTAATTTGGGTGCCGTACTGTGCAGTATACTCAGGTGATGTTACTTTATCCCGGAGATCATTAAGAGCACTCTGTCCTTGATTAGCAGCTGCAGTAATCTGTTCTGCTAAATCACGATCAAACTTACCCTGCTGCTCATTATATATAACACCTTTACGACTATTAATAGCATCTACTAATGATAGGTACTCTGGACTACTCTTATCCAATCCAGATAACTGGCTCTCAAGTGCTGCGATGTCATTAGTACTCTGCATGAGACCAATTTCTGTATTAGCAGCAGTCTGTTGATCCTTACCCTGGTAACTTTTAAGTTGTCCACCGGCAGAGCTTATTTGAGAGCTTAGATCCATATAAGGATTGGCTGCTTGTTGTGCACGAAGACCTGCAATAAGGGATTCCTGTCCTGCAGTGTCTGTAACACCTAACTGATCAAGGGCAAGTTGTTCCTTATACTGGTTCTCATTTGCACCACGTAACACACCACGTTCCTTATTAAAGGAGGTTTGCAGTGCATCTGCATCAATACGTTTACCATAGCCCTCTAAGGCAGTAGCAGAGATGTCACCTTGCATGGCATTAAGCCCCGCTAAGTCGGTAGCACCTTCTAACTGACGACGAAGAGCTGCAGTGTTTACATCACTGTCTTCTTTAAGGCGAGCGTCTACTCCTGATTGGTACGACTTAATACCACCACGGGCCTGATCAATAGCTTTATTAAACAGGTCTCCAGCAGAGGATAAAGCGTTTACTGAGGTAGCAGAGCTTGGAGCCTGCATTTGTGTCCATCTAGGAGCAGCCATTCTAATATTCCTTATGCAACGCCACGGTTCTTAACATACTGATCAGCAGCAACACGTGCTTGCTCTTCATTCATACCACCTTCACGCTCACGACGCTGCTGACGGTCAAACAGCTCATCATTAACTAGAGATCGTTGAGACTGGTACTGCTTCTCAAACGAGTTACGTCTAAAGTCTAAATCACTAGCAGCTAACTGGTTCTGCTTGTTAGCCATTGCTAGGTTACCAATGACACCTACAGCTTGTGTACCGAGATCAAAGTAACCACCTGCACCACCCCAACCCATCTTAGTAGTCTGACCCAGACTGTTAGGTGTATTGGCATTAGTTCCAGGTGCCCAAGGTGCTTGAGTCTGTGAAGCTAGCTTCTGCTTGGTCATTTCCGCATATGATACTGGTTGCTTGCCATAATCAGGCATTTTCCAGTTAGTCATAGGGTTTGTAGCTGTCTTTGAGACGCCAGAGTTCATTGGTAGAAAACCTTGCCCCACTTCATATGGATCTGGCATATTACTTCTCCTAAAATCTTAATTAATAGTAGTTTACATTGTTGTAACCACTAAGTGAATAGTTAACCAATTCCGCTCATCGGATCCAGCTTAGGTAGTGCGATCTTGTTGTCGTAGAAGTACTCTAACTGGTCATACACCCTTGTACCTGGATTAGTATCTAAAGTACGTGCATAGAACGTTAGAGGAGACTCATAAGTATTCACCGAGGTTATCATGGTGGATACCATAAGCTCACTAAAATCAGTCTCTTCTAACATAGATCTCTTCTCTTCAAGATCCTTCCACTGCTCTGCAGAACTGGTTATAAAGTCCTGAGACTCATGCTGTATCATCTGTGCTTGATGACCCATGTAAGCATCACCAACGGCCCCTACAGTAGCTATTAGTGTGGATGGGTCAGACAGTGTGAATGTATCAAAGGAGAATCCATCAGTGCCACCTGTTACGTAAGCAAGGGCAAGTGATATTGCTGCCCTAAGGAATGGATCGTCTATACCTGCAAGTATCTGCTCTAATGCAAAGCTGTAGGCAACTGCAGTCAGGAATGCTGATAAGAACGCTGCCATGGTTATCTCAGATCCACGAACAAACATCATGATCAGTACCGATATAGCAATGATCACGAACTTCTTAATAGCCCTCCAGACTTCCTGATACCACTTTAAGTAATACTCATGTTGTGAGTGGCTAACTACCACATAGCTCTCAAGGAACACCTGTTCTTTTAGTGCTAACGTAGGAAGCTGTGACACTACACCCAATATTAATGGAATACAGAAGTTAGAGTGATCTAACGAATCTGGATCAGAGTTAACATTGATAGCAACGGACGTAGTTACTCCTGAGGGGTAATCTATGACTGTGTGTGCTATCAAACCGGTTATGACTAATCTACGGTAAGTATTCACCCCTGAAGCACTAGGTGCATACAGTGTTAACGAACCGCTAGGTATATCTAAGTTAAGGGCACCATATCCACCAAGTGATACATCGAACTCTTCTCCATCAACTATGAGGCTACCGTAATCAGTACGTGATCCAACAACATTGCTACTAGTAATAGAGTTGAACTGTAGCTTGAAGTTGTAATCACTCTCAGAAATATTGACTGTGTAGTTGTTCTGGTTCCAAGACACATTACCTGTACTTGGATCTACATGGTTCAAGTAGATAGCATCAAAGAACTCAAATAAATAAGCTTTAGCTGCTTGGGTAGGTGAGTGAATGTTTATAGCATTCATAAGGAAGATGTCTGTAATACGGTCTTCCTCATTACCCACGTTAGTAGGTACACCTTCCTTCATCTGGGCAAACACACTCTCAATAGGGAAGCTAACACTCTTAAGTAAGTGTTTTGCGTCATCAAATTCTTCCTTACGAGAGGGATGGTCAATGTAAACACTATCCAACATAAGTGGGTAGATAGGGAATGCTACAAAGTCCTCAGAGTTCTGGTAAGTACTAAATATGTCATGGAATAGGTGAGTATCTTCCATAGCCGGGGAGTATAACTTTATTTTAGTTAGTCCCAGGTGGAGGTAAGAATACCTAAGTACCTGTGTATTGGGCCCTACAGTTCTATTGGCTACCAACACAGATGAGCTAACAAATGCGTCCAGATCGTCTAAGATAGTCTCTGTATATGTATATGTAGTGTCATCCACGTAGGTAGCACTACTGAATACCTTGGTGAACCATACACCTGATAATGAGTAAGCATATGAGTGGGTAGATGCATCGTAAGTTACTGTAGGGGAGTTGACCTCGTCAATCTGATCCATAGCTGTAGGACTGGAGAATGATGTGCCTGTGATATTAGGTACGCCATCTGGAAATGCCAGACCTGTTATATAGGTCTCATCTCGTAATGGACTAGTCTGTGTGACAGTAGGTAGTTTGTGTACGTAAGAGGACTTAGCATTGTTTAAGTAATTAGAGGCAGCAGTATATCTATTACTGATCAATGCGATCTTGATAGCTTCGGATGCAGAGAGTCCTCGCTTAGAAGCAGTCATTACTGCTGCTTGTACAGTGGGTATTGTATCTTCCATCTCCCCAAATACAGGGGAGGTGTGTGCTCTTGCTGCCCGATGCCAACCCATCTACTGCTCCATTATGGTGTTAGAGTAGAGTATTCTAGTCCAGCACCTTTTACTGCGTTACGAAGTACATTACCAATCTCAGTCTCAGTAACTGGGATAACATACCCGTTTGGATCAGTACCCTTAGCAATCTGCCAGATATCACTAACCAACTTAGCTGCTTTCTGTTCAGAGTCACGTGCAAAGCCATTCTTCTGAGCTTCATACAGTGCCTGCTGCTTAGTAACTAAGATAGACTGCTCAAGCTCAGTTGCACCCTTGTTATCTAGTAGAGTCTTCTCACTACCAAACTTAAGGATCTGTGAGGCTTTAACCAGGTTATCTTGGGTAGATGTAGTATCTGAACGTGTGGTTCCAGCAGTCACCTCAAGGGTTTGTACCTCAGACAATGCAATAGCACTAGTCATCTGGTCACGTTGCTTAGAAGTCGTTACAAGACCATCTAGTAGTTGTTCTTTAGCTCGCTCAGTACCATCAATAGTCTCAGCCATTTGCACATGGATCAAGCTGATTTGCTCATCTACGTGTTGACGCTGTTTAAGACTATTATCCAACGCGTCATCTAACTGGACATCAGTACGCTTGGTAGAAGCAAGCTGTTCTTGAACCTGAGTATTGACTAACACAATACGAGAGTTAACCTCTTCGCGTTGCTTCTCACCAGATAAAATAGCATCATTTAACTGGTCAATAGCTCGTAAAGTACCACTTGTTTGCTCTAACGTCTGTTCAGTAATCAACTCTCGCTGATCAGCACTAGTAAGCTTTTTGTCATCTAACTCTGTGTTAGCACGTAGTGTTGCATCTACTTGTTCTAGTGTCTGCTTATCAAGCATCAACTGCTGCTTACCACTTGTTACCAGTGCATCTGTTGCTTGTGCATCTGTACGTGATGTAGCTGCTACTTGTTCTACGGTTTGAGCGGCTAATAGCTCAACCCGCTTCTCTGCTTCTTGCTCACCCATTACAAATGTAACGGAGTGTTGCATAGCAGATTGAATAGATCCTAAATAGACATTAGCGTAGTCTGCACCTTTGATACGACCCTTAGAGTACTGATCATCTAGATGTGATGTAACCGACTTCATTAACTTGTCGAATACACCGTCACCATTGATCGTGCCGTCTGTTACGCTACCTACGGTAATGTCTGTCATGTTAATACCTTAAAATTTAACAGTAGAGGAGTATACAGTCTCTGTAGAGACAGCGTTGACGTTAATTACATGAGCCACATTAGATGAGGTCAATACTTCGTAACGCCACACACCTTTCTTGTTTAGTAAATCAGAGAACGTAATCTGACCTGCTACACTGTCAGTAGGAGAAACATCACCTGTTAGGGCGATGCTACTAAAGATACCGTCAGGATCCACTGCACGAACGCTGATAGCATCTGCAGCTACTTCTCCAGCTTTTAACTGAGGCCGGGTAATTGTAAATGTAACAGTAGATCCAACGGTATACATAGCTATTCCTTATTCATCGTTTACTAGTGCTTGCTGACGAGACAAATTACGTAACTCTGCCTCGTTTAATGGATCCAGAACTTCAATACTAAACTCTGGTACCAACTTACTCTTACGGATCTTTTGTCCATTAGGTGTCTTAGCATTATAAAACACAGAACATTTACGATCTTTGATCATATTGTAGATGATGTGTGGTACATGCCATCCATCAATTGAATCAAATGGTACAAACTTCTTAAATGTACCCAGCTTAGAAGAGCCAATGGAGAAGATTTCACCTTCCCAGTTCTTCTTGTTAGGGTTCATACATGTAATTCGGATACGTACAAGCTTTGAAGCTTCTTTACGTTTTGCAGCTAAAATAGCACCTTGAGATGTTGGGGCAGCCTTAACTTCAACTTCCTCATCTTCTTCCTCAGGTTCTAGAGCTTTGTTTACTAACTTACGGAGTTTATCTACTCCAGTATTATGACGGTAAGTAACACCCATCTGGTCTGCACGTGCTCGTAGGGAGTCCAACTCACTAGGAATTGCGTTCTCTTCTACTTCATCTACTTCTACTTCTTGTGTAATTTCATCGTTCATTTTACTTCTACCTTTTGAAGAGGGTGATCGCCTCTATATGTGAAAAAGCCTCCCCCGAAGGAGAGGCCTTATTATAAAACTATTGCTTAGATTTCAGCAACAGTCTTGATTACAGCTAAACGCTCTGTACGTAGCAACATAGTACCGTAGTACCACTTGATGCTGTAGAAGCCAGTCTCGCCATACGGGTCAGTAGAACTATGGTTCTCACTAGGACGTACGTGCTTGATCTTAAACTTAACAGTCTTGCCATCAGTTTGGAAACCGATAGTAGTAAATGCGCCGTCACCAACAACCATCATTGGGAATACGTCGTAGTTACCGCCAGTAGCGTAGTAACCAGCGTTAGCTGATTCAGCAGCACCAGCACCAGCCCACTTCATCATCTCAGGAACTTCAACGATGCGGAAGCTGTCTACAGAACCAATCTCACCACGAATCACACTACCAGCTTGTGCATACTGAGCTAATGGGATAAACGCCTTGTTGCCGTGGTAGTCAGTCATCTTCATGATCGCAGGGATCATTTCAGAACCAACGTACATGATACGAGCAGCGTTAACCACTTTGGTATCTACCATACGCGAACCAGAGATTACTTTGGTTTGCTTAGGTGTACGGTTGTTGTTCAACTCAATGTTCAACTTAACCAAGTCGTCATAAGTTACAGCAGAGATTGCACCGGTTTCACCAGACAACTCAGCAGCAGTAGTTGCTACGCCAGTTAGACGTACAACACCAGCACCGTTCAACAAGTCTACCTGAAGTTGATCTTCAGTCATCTCGTTAGCAGCCTTCACAGACTCAGTAGTGATGTGCTGAAGTAACTCAGAATCAGAATCGAAGTCCAAAGACTCTTGAGAGTACTCATCGAAGAAACCAAACTTCTCGATAGAACCTTCAAGTTCGATACGCTTCATGCCAACACGGTTAACACGACCACCAGCTTCAGACAGAGCAGGAATCTTAGCAGCGATAACACCAACGTCTTTAGATGAACCATATAGGTTACCGTTAGAGATTGTTGCACCAGATGCGTCGATACCTTGATCGTTGATGTTACGATCATCAAGGATAGGTAGGTAATGGAAACGCTTAATGGTTTTACCCATGTTCTTAGGCATAGCAGTAACGTCAGCCAACTGACCGAAGAAACTTTCTTTTGCCGCTTCTACAAGAGCTTTCTTGTGGAAGTAATCAGTACGTAACTGTGAACCTACAGTAGAGGCTGTGCCGCCAGCTGGGTCGTTATACTTTGCAGTCATAATAATACACCTTAATAATTAAATAATATTAGTTTAAACAAACTTACTAGAAGACATCTTCTCGAACTCTTCGTCACTCATATTGAGAACGTCAAATTCAGGTTTAGCCTTACTAGGCTTACTTTTTGCAGAACCCGCTGCTCGCCGTTTATCTTTAAGCTTTGGATCTACAGGATTGTTTGTCTTATTAACATTATTTGATTTGGATGTACTAGTCGGATTAGTCTTGGTGTCCTGTACGGGGTCACCGAAACCTCCTTTAGCATTGATCGCATCGCCTATCTGTTTATAAGCCTCAATATCAGAAAGACCATTAAGTCTTCCTAAAATTCGCTCCCGTTCTACAACTTCGCTGACCTGCTTATATATACCTGATGCGACATGCTCGTTAATGACCTTAATGATACTAGGATCTTTAGCGATGGTGTCTTTGGACGCTTCGTCCCACTTGTTGCCAATGATGTCGATAGTAGCATTGAAAGATTCTGTGTCTCGAATGTCATCGAGTATTCCATCTAGAGCTACTTCGCTATCGGAGACAGTGTAAGCTTTTGGTGTATAAGCAATATTGTCAGTGTCTATATCTAGTGGATCCATTCCACTATCCTTCACAAGCTTCTTGATTGCCTCAGGATCTTTTTTACTAAGATCAATCAAGTAGCTAAGTTTTTCTTCGTCCAGCAAGCCATGGTTATCCAACATCTTCATGACTTTAAGGTTGGGCTTAATAGCAGCCATCTTCTTATTGTAGTTAGCACCCATCTTCATCAGATCACGAGCATCTTCTACAGTATCAACCTTCATTTCCTTACCATTAGCCTTGAAAGAGCTAAGTAAGGCTTCATACTGGACTTTATAGTCTATTTCTTCTTTAGAGTCAACGTCAGCTTCCTTAGAAGCCTCTGTAGTGTCCTCTGAAGGATCTTCATCCTTATCGTCATCATCGTCAGACTTGTCATCAGAATCACCTTCAGTCGCATCGTCTGCGTCCTCAGAGTCGTCATCAGAGTCTTGATCAGATTCTTTATCTTCAGAATCTTCATCAGCGTCTTCATCCGTAGTTTCATCATCATCTGCTTCATCATCATCTACGGTTTCGTCATCTGACTCTACTACGTCATCTTCTACATCAGGAGAGGCGCTAGCCTCTTCTTCATCTAGTCGAGCCAGTTCAGTAGAGATGGCATCGTTGATCTCATCATCAGGAAGGTCTAGTGGATTAATAGCAGTCATATTACAACTCCTCTGCTAGTAATTCTTGACGAGTTTCTTCGTCTTCCTTAATACCTTGTTGAGCCATACGACCTACTTGCATAACCTTCTGCAGGTACTGACGCACATTGCCAATGGCAATAATGCCGTGGTCAATGATCTTCTGTGAACCATCATCTGCCATAGAGGGATCTGCCTTCAGGATAACTAACCTGCTTGCCTCATCCATGAAGTAACCTTCATCTATGACGTCTATAAAATCTTTATTAGATACAAGTCGTAGTAACGACTCCATCTTATCAACATCCTTACGTGCTGCTTCAATACTTACTTCAATCTGCTCGATTTCATTCATTGCTATATACCTTCGTGTCCCCCAGCTTTACCTGTAGGTTATCTTGGTTTAGGTTATTGAGACTTAGGTGTCTCGTCTTTTTTTAACATACTGTCTGCTGCCTTTAAATCAAGAGCAGATCGTCTATCAAAATCTTTCTTCTGCATTTCCTTATCCATGTCAGCACCAGACTCACGCTCTAAGAACGTTAGGTCTTCGCTATCAGACTTACTCTCTAAGTTACGAGTCTTAGCCTGTTTAAGCTGAACATCAACTTGGTTCTCTGCACCCTTAGCTTGCTCATTAAATATCTGAGCCTTAAGGAGTTCAAGCTCCAACTGTGCTTTCTCCTGCTGTATTGGATCAGGCTGTGGTTGATACTCTTTGATCTTCTTAGCAAGTGTTGGCATCTTACGAAGCATGGCAATCTCTTCTAACAACATCTGACCCATTGAAGGATCCATTGAGTTACCCATGGTCTGTAGCATAAATGCTAGTTCCTGAGCTTTCTCGTTATCTGTCTCTGCAGTGGAGATACTTAACTTAAGGTCAAAGTTACCTGATAGGTCATCTCTACGTACCTGTACAAACTCTTCGTTAGTGATACGTACTGTCTCTTCCTCAGAAAGGAATACAGCGTTCATAGCTAGAATCTTACGACCAGCTTCACTAATACATGTAGATAAGCGTCGGAGTATACCTAACTCTCGCTTACTTGTGGCATCTAATGTGCCTCGAATACCTGTAGCTGTTGATCCAAGTGCCTGTCCAGATAGACCTGAAGAGAAAGCTTTAACACCTGTTAGAGATTCTGCTTCCTGGTTCTGTAAGCCTAGCATTACTTCAGCTGACTTAGGTATCTCTGGATAAGAGCCCATATGGAATGCTTGTCGTGGATCTACAGTGGCATTGAACTCATAGTCCAAGCCCTTCTCGTACTTACGTCTGTTGGTAACATCCAATGCATCTTTACGGATACCTAACTGACCATTAGCAGAACGACCCATGATATCAATCATACCGCGAGTTACTGCACCTACTATTTTTTGGTTATCTTCTAGTAGTGCACCATCTGGCTCACCATAGCTTGAGTTACGCTTAGGCAACATCTGAGCCATAACAAAAGGAATCTTCTTGTCCGGGTATGGGTTCTCTTCCATACGGATCATTGTCTCACCAACATAGGTGGCAACAATAGGTTCTACGATACCAGTGTTGTTGATATCCCAGTAGCCCCAGTACTCATATGCTACGAACTTCTGACGAGGCTTATCCTTAAAGGAAAAGTCTGTGTCATCAGAGTTACCACTATAGTCTGGTTCAGCTAGTACAGAGTGACCAGTAATATTAATCTTATCAAGGTTTGTATAACGACCATCCTGCTTAAGCTCAGACAAGTCCGTGCTAAAGCGATAGATTAAGAACTGTGCCTTATCAAGATCACCCTTACAGGTTGGGTCTAGTACAACATCATCCAGGTCACATACCTCAAGAGTAGGTTGGTTCTTAATGATACGAGTTTCCTCTATCATTTCAGTACCAGTCTGAACCTCTTCATATGGAGGTATACCTTGTGCAGCCATCTGAGCTGCTTGCATAGGATCCTGTACAGGAACCTGTTCAATAATGGGTTGCTCTACTTCAATGATCTCATCTTCATATTCCCAACCTACACGGGCAATAACTGTACCTTCGTCTACAATGGCACGTACGTACTCATCAATAAAACGGTTCTTCTTGATCTTAGTATTGAACTGGTTGTTCAGTACCAGCTGATTCTGTACAGCACCTGCCTTGTCTTCAAAGGTAACAGGCTCTACGTTAAAGATGTCTTCAGTAGATAGGAATGGCTCACTTAGAGCAGCATAACGCCACTCAGCTTGCTTACGTATAAGTTTAGGTGCAACAGCACTACGTCCAGTACGCTTCTGAATAGCAGCCTTACCTGTAACGTTAAGGTTGTCTACCCAAGCTTGTACCTTAGTCATTTGAAGAGTATGAGCAGGTAATGCTTCAGTGTAGTCAGCCTTTAGGTCAGAGACCTTAGGAGTGTTGTCCCACTCAGCTAATTTAACTGTGCTCTCAGCATATAGATCCTTATCGGAGGTCTCATCTGAGGACACCATTTCTTCATCAAACTGTTCTGACATTTTGTCGATACCTTAAACGGGCACGTATTGCGCCATATATTGTCATACTACCCTTATTAAGGGAGTATCCTACCACATAACATTAACTATGGCTTTCGCTTATTAATTATGCCTTCTGCCAGTCCACCCATGAAGTAGAAGCTAACAATTGAAAGCATGATCCAATCAATCTGGAACTCAGCTATTACTCCACGAATATCAGCTACATCCTTACCCATGAATACCATGACCATAACTAGGATATACGAAGAGATGTACGTACCACCGAACATGAGAGCTAGGTAGCGTTGAGCAATTTTAAATGGTGCATAAGCAGCCATTATATCAGTCTTAGCCTTAGTCTTAGCAGCAATGGCCTCTGGCTCGCTGGTATGGAATGAATCAATGAGGTCTATACTCTTACTGATTACATCTCCACCACCAAAAATAGTGCTTAAAATTCCCATGGTTACTCCTCCAGTTCAAAGTGTGGCATATCCTGCCAATTCTTCCAGTTACCGCCCCATTTGAGCTTGTACCCTAGCTGTGCAGCTGCTTGAAGCATTGCTGCAGCTACTAAGGCAAGATGGAGCTTGTCCCAAGATGCTTTGCCTTCAACGTAAGCGTACACGTCAAGAGCTTTGCCTGATTGGTGGTATGACTTGTTGGTACGTCCATCAGCCTTAGACTTATTTGCTGTGAACAGTTTGGCTTGATCTGCAGTGGTACGCAGCCCACCAGTAGAAGGGATACCGAAGTCGATATTAGATATTGTAATCGCAAGTTCGCTTATCTCAATTAGTCTAGGGTCTACACCAGCACGATTGTTTAAAGAGTTCTGACCGAGCTTAAACATTGTTAACCCCGCATCACATAGAAGACTGCAGATACAAGGCCTGCAATCAATAATCGTACAAACCATTCATTCGTACCACTAGTCTTGGTAACCGTAGCTAAAGTGATAGCATGTTTGTCTATCTCAGCACTATGTTTGTTTAAGCGGCTATCCTGCGTAGTATTGTGTGCAGTCAAACCATCCATCTTGGTATCAATCTCAACGAGCTTTACCATTACATCTACAAGCTTATCTATCTTAGCCTCTAGACGGTCGAACCTGGCGTTAACTTCCATGGTAATTCCCTGTAGTATTTGGGGTGATCTTATCATTATTCAGTTCCTTAATCCCTACCTTGTGTCGAATATATTCACCGTATTCTTTATGAAGTACAACACAAGACATTGACCGATCTGATCCATAACCAGATTCAGCATGCCATCCATCTACTGGACTGAGAACGTTCCAGCTTTCTACTACCATACCGCCAATCTCCCTGGCAGTCTTATGATGAATATGACCCATCCAACAGAATCGGTGAGTTGTGTTACCCCACTGCTTAGACATTGTACGTGTGACGTGCTCATAGACTCTTTGAGGAGTCATACGGTCACCATGATGTGTGACTATAAGATTCGATCCAAACTGGAAGGATACGAATTTAGACACGTTATCTAGTACTTCAATACGTGGATCATCTTCATATAATACTTTAAGGAGGATGTTTAGGGAGAGAGCTGCGTCTCTGTCATGGTTGCCACGAGCATTAAGGATAACTACCTTCTCATGCTTCTCTAACATCATGTTAACAACACGTCTTAGGAGAGCACCTGCTGCTGTATATGCACGACTGAAGTGTCCATCTACATCTAACACATTACCGCTTTGGGTAGTGTTAGTGGTGTCATTTGCGTGGAGGAAATCACCCAGGTTAACTAGTAATCCAGTGTGTGCGTCTACACCACGTGTAATTAGTTTATCAAAAGCATCTACTAATAGTGCCTCTGCTCTATCAATATTATAGTCTTCATCTCCGGTAGAAGCAGCGTGAGCTAGCATACCTAAATGATGGTCACCAATGACATAACATGACATGAGGTCAGTATCTGTATTAGTGGGACTAGTAATTTTAATATGTTTATTCTTGAGATCTTCAGCTAATCCTTCAACGAAAGATTTGATAGCCTCTAGTTCAGCACCCTTCTTAAGGTCTGTCTTGACCCATTGACGTGATAGGTTACCGTTCTCATCGTAGTAGCTGCTAACACCTTTAACAATGTGTGACTCTGGTGATGTGTGTACCATGTCATGAGATGGTGAATAGCCTTGTCTGGCTGCCTTTGCTTTGACTCGTGTAATACAAGAGTTAACTGTAGCGTAGGATATTCCTAACTGTTCAGCTACTCTGGAGATGCTTGGGTTGGCTATTAGAGCGTCTAGTATCTCTGATTGTCGAGGTGAGGCCCATTCCTTGAGTGCTATGTAATTCATACGCAGGTAATATTCCGTATAGTGTTGGTAATAGATATTGACGTAATACTATCATTATAA